TTGCGGAGGTTGGTGTCTCCCGCGCCCTTGGTGAGCGTGAGGTCGGTCACGTCGCTGGTAAAGTCGATGCTGCCGAGGGTGGACCATGAGGCTCCGCCGCCCGTCCCCTCCATAAACACCGTAGTCACGACCGTCTTGGTGATGCCGCTGTCGGTCGCGACGCTCTCACAGTGGAACGAGTCGCCCAGGGCCGCGTCTGCTGCCGTGCACGTCGCGGTCGGTGTCGTGGTGGTCGAGCCCGTCACCGATACGCTGCTGTCGTCGCTCGCCCGCGTGATGGTGGTGAGCACCGTCCCGGTGTGCGTCAGCGTCGGCGCGAACGAATACGGGGACGTCGTGTCGACGATGTCGCCGAGGGTGGACGTCAGGGTTGGGTCGGAGCCGCCTCCGCCGCCTGGGACGCATGCCCGGAGGCGTGCCATTTAGACCGCCTCAAGCGACAGGTGCGCGAACCCAGTGGCCGCGCCGCACGCCAGGAAGATGGACCCGCCCGTTGTCTGGCTGCCCGCTGCCACCGCGGTCGTGTAGATGCCACCGGATGCCGTGGGCATGTGGTCGTTCCCAACGGCGTTGCCGTCGGTGCCGATCGTCGCGAAGCCGCCAGTCGTGTCAGTGCTGTCGTCGTTCTCTTTGCATGTGAACGAGATGCGGCGGCACCACTTCGGTAGGATGACCTCCCGCACATTCCCAGCGCCAGCCGGTAGCGAGATGCGGTGAACGCTGACAGACAGCCCGTTTGGTGGCTTGATCGCGGATAGGTCGGTTGCGGCCATGGGTCACGCTCCGGTGGTGAATGATAGCACGGCACGGGGTCCGCGTCAGATGGGCACAATGAACGAGAAAGAGGGCTGTTCGTCGGCGATCCGTACTTCGCTGATGATGGCGGGGCGAGACGACAGGGACAACTCGGGATCCGTGAGCAGGACGACGTTTCCGGCCGAGTGCCACGCCAGCGAGGGGCGGCCGTTGTACTCCAGCAAGAGCACGCGCCGCCGGCTGAGCCGCAGGAAGTCCTCGCCCACGCGCCGGCAGTCGGCCTCGCGCCGTAGAATGTCGCTCTTGATTGTCTTGACCGGACCGTCTGGCAGGGCGGCCGGGTTGTCGATTCTGACCGTGATTCCGTAGTCGGACCCGCCTGGAGCTCGTCCGGCCTGGACGATGACGGCCGAGTAAATCTGACCGGCGCCGCGGTCGTACTGGACGTTCCCAACGCGGTAGATGTCCTCGTCCGCATACAGGTCGTCGACCGCGTCCGCCTGTGAGATTTGGACGGGAACCGGGAGCACCTTGATACCGTTGGGGCCGGGCGTGATGGACAGCGAGAACAGCGGCAGGATGTTGTCGATAATGAAGTCCTGCGGGGACACCACCTCGTCGATGTAGCCGGCCACCTCGTAGTCAGGGAGCGAGGCCAGCGCGCCGTCGAGCTGCGCCCAGTCCACGTTCCGAGACGAGAACGTGAGCAGCCACGACACGAGTTGGCGAATGCTGCGGACCGGGGCGCCGTTGTGGAGCACGCCGAAGCCGTCGCCGCTGCCTGCCGACGGGTCGACGAACGACCATGTGTAATCCGTGGCGCCAGGGTGGGCCGACGAGACCGTGCCCATGGTGCCGAATGTGACCGGGCGCCCGTTCTTGTCGTAGCCGTTCGACACGGTGACGTCGTCGAGGATTGGCGAGTACACTCGTACGAGGTTGCCCTGCGCGCCGATGTCGCTGTGGTGCCCCATCATCACGAACGATTCCATGTAGGCGGACGCGTCGACGTTGTAGACGACGCCCGGGACCGCGGACTGGCTGAACTGGAACGCGCCGCCGGTGTCGGGGTCGATAACGGTCTCATACAGCCCGGGGCGCCCGAATACGACCGGGTACATGCGCCCGAGCGACTGCGGCTGGATTGTGGCCTCGTCGATGCTCGCGTTCGTGGCGAAGATGGGGTCACCGACGCGCCCGGAGTCCACGCGCTGCGGGGCGACGGTCGCAATCACGGCCTCGTTAACCCCGCCGTAGCTGGGCTGGTCGAGCGTTCCGATGACGAGGCGCCGCCGCACGTTCCATTCAAGCCCCTTGACAATGATGGCGACCTCTGCCGTGGCCTCGTCGAGATGAAGGCCAGCCATTGCGCGCGCGGCGATGTCGAGACCTTCGAGCACAAACGAGACGCCGACCTCGCCGAAACTCGCGGACTTCATGAAATACTCGAACGACTCCGTGTATTCGTCGGCCTCAAGCGTCGGGTCAAACGTCAGCGTGTCGGACCCGTCAGTGATGGTGACCGCTTCCGTCGCGAGGTGGTAGACCTCCCCGCCCCAGTTCAGGACGAGGACGGTCACGAGGTCGCCGGTCCTCATCTCTGCGGGGGTAGGAAGGCGCGGCATCTATATTTCCTCTTCGATCGCGACCGTGGCGATGCGGAATACCTCGTCTGATATCTCGTCGCCCTGGATTTGCTCCAGTCTGGCGGGCGACGTGACCCGACCGTATACGGCCTCGTGCCGACGCGTCATGATCTGGTTGTCGGGCGTGCCTTTGGCGATCTTGGGCAGGTAGACGACCGGGCGCATGGGGCCGTCAAGCATCCGCACAAGGCCCTCGATCTGGTAGGGGACGTCGCGGGCCGATGCGATGGGCTCTACGCCGCCGGTGGACGATGGCAGCAGGTAGTCTGGGCTCGGCGTGGTCGCATCGATCTGGGTCACGTCGATGCCGTCGGTCCATGCGAACTCGACACGGCGCCGCGGGTTGCCCCGTCGGTATGCGATCCGGTGACCGTTGCGCATCGTGGTCAGGTCGACATTGGCGCGCGTCTCCATAATGCGGCCCCACGCGTAGTCCGTGCCGAAGACGGACACGGGCCCCAGCACCAGAGAGCCGATCTCGAAGTAGCCCTGTGGGGTGGTCTGCGCGTCGATGAGCAGCCGGTATCCGCTGTAGTTGGTCGAGTCCGTGACTACGAGCGTGAACGACCGCGGGACGATGTAGCCGGTCCCGTTTGCAGGCTCGGTGCCGTCGATGTCGTCGAGAACGATGAGCCCGTCGCGTCGCGTCCCGGTGCTGGTCCAGATGCCGTCGCGGTTGCCCATGATGGTGCGGAGCTTCCCACCGGTGAGGTCCACGAACGCGCCGGTGAACTCGTCGAGCCGGTGGTAGATGCCGCTGGCGCCGGAGTCTGGGCGGATCGTGTTCCCGCCGGTGACGTACTTGACCGCGATGCCGGAATCGAACGTGTAGATGGTCGCCCATCCGACGCCCGGCGTGTAGCCCTGGAGGGTGCCGGTCCTGATATTCGTGCCGGCGATGTGCAGGCCGAACATGTCGGACCACACCTTCGACATGTCACCCGCTGCGCCGAGCAGGGCTTGGTCAAGCACGAGCGCGATAGAGTGCTGTGCCTCGGTGGTCGACCGCCACCCCACGTCCGGGGACGCTGCAACCGACGGGAAGATCCGATTGATGGAGTATCGGTAGCCGGTCGTAATGTGCCACTCGTCACCGATGATGACCGGGCCGCCGCGCGCAGTGATACTCATCCCGGGCACGACGCACTGAGGCGACGGGGCGAACGGCACCACGAACAGGTCGTCGGGTACGGTCTGGCCCGCTGCTTGGTTGTTGACGGACAGGCCCGTGTAGGTGTTTGTGGTCGCGTGGAACTCGTGCCACGTCGTCGTCGCGGCCGTGAGCGTCGTGAACCCGTTCCCGAACCGCATGATGCTGGTCGCGTCGGGTGTGGCTTGGTTGTTGCCGACGGTTCCCGAATACGCCACGGTCCAGTTTCGCGCCGTACTGTTGTCGCGCGCCCGGTACCACACGGTCAAGTTCGCAGTGCCGGCCGATGAGATGTTCAGTGCCCACTCGAACTCTACGGCCGCGGTCATGTCGATCGCTACGGTGGCCTTTGTGGCGGCGCCACTGACATCGAAGACGCGGAACTCTGTGGTGTTCGCCCGGATCTGGAACTCTGCGTCGTCGGTCCCGTCGGCGATCCGAATCGTAAACCCGGACGTGTCGGCGGTCGAGTCGCCATTCGCGTCAACCGAGAACGCCGCGCGTCCTATGTTGCCGTTCTCGACTGTGCCGCCGGTGGTGGTCTGCCAGTACGCGGACTCAGCGACAGCCGTAACGACCGCCATGCCGCCCGCCGCCGGAGTGACCGTAGGTGCCCCCACGACCGTCGCGGCGAACCACCCGCCGCCGTTGTCCGGCTCGGTGAGCGGTATCCATGTGAGGCCCCATCCTGCCGCGTCGCTGGGGTTGTCGGCGTCGGGCCCCGCTGCGCGCCCGAGGCTGTGGTTTGAGTATCCACCAAGGTACAGCGACGTGAGCGAGAAGTCGGTCGTCTCGGATGGCACGACCCACCGCGAGATCATGTGGACGCGTCCACACTCCCAGATCGCAGCGATGTCTTTCGGGTAGAACGACGTGTCCCCGGCGGCACCAGCGGCGCCCATGGCCACGACGTTGCCCGAGTCCACGTCCCACACGAAGCCCTTCCGCCCGTGCCCGTATTGGCTGTAGCCGTTCGCGAGCCATGTCACGCCGTTGTCGTAGGACGTGAGCGAATAGATTTCGTGGCCGCTGCTCGTGGTGATGCCCTCGCCAACGTAGATGTGGATTCGCCCCGATGGCTCAGCGACGATTGCGAGCTCGGACCAATCAATCTCGGCAGCGCTGCCTCCGCCCGTGGTCAGGGCCACGTCGCCGGGGCGCAAGCCGGCCCCGCTGGCCTTGTCGACCACCGTGATCAACTCGGACTGCGTGAATGGGGAGCCCGCGGACGACAGCCGCCGGAACCCAACGCCGAGGGTCACAGCGGAGACGCCAGAGCCAGACAGCGCCGTGTCCGTTTGCGTGATGTACGAGAGCAAGAACTCCCCGCGGCTCACGGTCAGGGCGGGGCGGGAGACGCGGTAGACGAGGGTGCCTGACGCCGCGGCGGTCGCGGCTTGGTCAACGATGGTGAACGACGCGCCCTGGTCTGTGCTGACCCACTGGAACAGGTGGTTGACCACGAACGCGTTGGATGAGTCGTGGGCGAGCAGTTCCATGAACAGAATCACGGAGCCGCCGGCATACCGGGCACGGAGCCACTTCGGCGTCCACCCAGCATTGCCCGCGCCGATGGTGCTGCTGATGTTGATGCCGGGACCGGTGGCGCCCTCGACTGTCGTGGTGTTGCCCAGCACTGCGCTCGCGCCCATGGTCCATGTCGCACCGTTGTCGTCGCTGTAGTGCATCCGCACCTGCGCGATCCCGGTGCCGCTGAAGTCCTCAACCCAGTGGTGGCAGACAACCCGCACATTGCCATCGGGGCGCGGGACCGTGTAGATCGTCGGATACAGCCCGTAGGTGAGGGAGTCGTCGACCGAGTACAGGGACACGCTCGTCCAGCTCGTATCGGTCATGTGGCGGTACCGGGCGCTCACACCGCGAGACGCGCCGGTTACCGCGACCTCACGCACCACAACGATGTAGCCGTCCGGGGTCATGACGGCGTCGGGCGTCTGGTTGATGACGCTGACCGACGCGGATGCAGAGATGGACTCAAACCCGCGAATCGCGGTGGGCGCCTCCTGCCCCTTCTGGAATGACGCGGCCTCGGCGGTCTGCTGCCAGACGTAGCCGCCCGACCTTGTGGCAGGGAGCCCCGAGCGCTGACCGTGAATCTCGACCGTGCCCGACAACCCGTTGGCGTCGCCGGACGTGACCAGCGCCATCGTTGACGAGCCTTGGTCCTCCGCCGGGCCGACGCGGGCGCCCTCTTGCGTGTACGACGATTCCGCGGTCCACAGCGCGGTTGGCTCGCGCGTACGAGGGTCCTCGATGAGCAGACCGCGGAGGGTGTCTCGGGAGACGTCTGTAGCCATCAGGTAGCCCTTCCGGCAGGAGTGGAGCGGTTCGAGACTGCATCCCGCAGTGGAGACGACGCCATCATCAGATTGTCCTGCGTGAAGGCGTTGTAACTCCTGTGTCGGTACCGCTGCTCAACAATCATCCGGCCGCCGCCGCCCGTGCCGCTGTTCAGGTCGTTGACGCCCTGGGTGCCGAGCCGGTTGACCGCCTCGCGCTTCAGGACCGCCTCACCGGGCAGGACGTTGATCGGGATCTGGTCGGGGGTGCCACCGTTGATGACGCCACCGATATCGAACGCGGGAGGCTGCGCCGCCGCGATTGCAGCGCTGGCCGTCGTGGCCGCGAGCCCGACCGAGATGCCCTTAACGACATCCGCGGGCGGCGGGAGGCTTGCCGCGGTCATGAAGCCCTCTGCTGCGCGGAGCCCGACCACAGCAAGCGCCGCGGCCTTCTGCGCCCTGAACAGACTCATGGCGGCGCGCTTGTCCGCCTTTGATCCGGCCTTGGCGGCGTTCTCTGCGGCCATCCCAAACAGCGTCGCGATAGAGCCCATCGCGTCGCCGCTGGCCGAGACGACCGCGAGGGACGTGGCGCGCGCGTTGGCCTCTTCCTCTTCGAGCTTCTTCTGCCGCTCGTCGCTCTGCATCATCTGGAGGTCGTGCATGGCGGTGAGGCGCGCGACCTGCGACTCGTGCCGGGCCACCGCGACCTCATCGCGAGACGCTCCAGCCTCTTCGGCCGCGTCGATAATGGCCTGCTGTTCCGTGAACTTGGCGATGATCTTGGACTGCGCGTCAAGGCGTGCGAATGACGCCTTCTCTTGTGCCGACCGTAGCCGGGTGAGCGCCTTGATCCGCTCATCGATGGCGACTGTCGCGGCTTGGTTCATGGCCACAGGGTCGGCACCACCCCCACCGGTCCGTGGCCCCCCTGCTGCGTTCGCCTTGTCGGCCAACTCGGTGAACCGCTTCACGCCGTCGTTCGCTTCCTTCCATGCGGTGGCGACCCGTCCTGGCGTGTCGATGATAGTGGACGCTGAGGTCTTGATGACGATGGCGGCGTTTGCGAACCCAGTCGCGGCCGAATCCAGGGCCGCCACGAAGTTGCCCTGTGCCAGATTCGTATACGTCTCGGCGACACCCTGAGCGAGCGCCAGGGCTGTGCGGAGGGGCGCGAACGATGCCTTGAGCGACTCGGTGAGGAGCGGGAACAACTTCGAGACGAAGACGAGACCCTTCGACAACTCAAGCATGATGCCCGACAGGCCATCCATTCCGCCCAACGACTCGCCGAGCGCTGCCGCCGTGCCCTGCGTGACCGTCTTGAGGGTGGCCATCTGACGCTGAAACATCGCGGCGGACTGCGTGGCCTTCGGGCCGACACCTACGCCGAACTCGGTCGCGAGCGAAACGAACGCGTCCATGTTTTCGAGCGCGCCGGACTGGATGAGCGCGCCGCCGGCCTTGGTGCCGAAGATGTCCATAGCCGCGGCGCTCTTAGACGCGGCGTCGGGCAACTTGTTGAGTCCCGCGATGATCTCGGGCAACACCTCGGACGTGTCCCGCAGCCCACCGGTAGCGAGGTTGCGCACGTCGATGTTCATCTTGGCGAACGCGTCGCGTGCTGTGCCCGTGCCTTTGGCTGCGTCGTTCATGGCCTTGGGCAGGTTGTTGAGCCCCTTCTCAAGCGCGGCGAACGTGAGGCCGGAGCCCTCAGCAGCAAGCCGGAGCCCTGCTAGTTGGTCGATAGTCAACCCGGTCCGCGTGGCGGCGTCGGTCAACTCGTTGTTCAAATCCGCCATCTTCTGGGCGAATGCGACCACAGCGACAGCGGCGCCGAGGACTGCGGCGCCGACCTTGGCGGCCCCGCGCGCCGTGTCTTTCCACGCCACCTTGGTCGACTTGGCGGCCTTCTTCGCGGCGCGCTCGGCCTTGTTGTACTGGGTCTGGAGTTCGCGTGCCATCTTGCCGGCTTCACGTTTGGTGATGCCCGGGATGCTCTCCAGTTCACGCTTCAGGTCCTTGATGTCGGCCTGTAGGGTGATGCTGACTACTTCTTTGGCTGCCATGGTCTACCTCAATCCGTTCATGGCGAGGGCCGACAACATGGGCAGCACTGGACGCACGGTCACTGGTTCCGCCTTGCTTCTGCGCTCAGCGAGACGGGTGGCGCGCTTCAGGTCGGCCACCATCTTGCGTGCCTGCCCAGCGGTGATATCGGGAATGCATGCGAGTTCGCGGCGCAGGTCGGCAATGTTGTGGCCGGTGTCCCATGCGGCGGTGCTCATCTGCCCTCCGCGATCTTGCGCAGGTCGTCGGCTACTTCGTCCGACAGGTGCTTGATGGTCTTCTTGAATGGGCGCACGCCGATAGCGGTCCATGCGTGGCGCTTGGGGCCCGATGTGATGCGGGCGAAGTACGTCTCGCGGTCCACGCCGTCGTTCCAGTCAAAACGGTCCTCGCGCGAAGTCTGAGACTCGCCGACCTGCCGGGACCGGATCTTGTACGCGTAGGGCGCCGAGTTCACGATGGACACCCGGACCGCTGTTGACGTGATGGTCGCCCGGATCGAGAACGTGTCGCGACTGTGCGCCTTGAACCGCTTGTCGAGCCGCTTGTCCCGCTCGGTGCCGTCGTGGAGATACGAGACCGGCCACTCGTCTTCAATCCGCGCCTTCTCGACCTTGGCGGCATCCTCGAACGTCTTTAGGATGCGCCCCAGCGCCGACCGTGAACCAAGGCGACGGACCATCGAGACGAGCTTATCGTCTCCGACAGTCACCTTGAAGTCGGCGGTCTTGGCCGTGACCGTCATCGGCCAACCGTACGCGGGCCGCGGGGCTTGGGCTTGTTGGCCTTCCGCATCTCCTCGGCGCGCAGTTGGTGGTCGGCGATCATCTTGATCTGGTCTCTCTTTGGGATGGCGCGCCACCATTCAAGGTCGCGGCTGTATTCGCGGCACAAGGCGAGAATCAGTCGGTCGTATCCTCCTCGCCTTCGGAGAAATCCTTCTCGTCCTTGACCTCGTCGTCTGTGATCAGGTCGTCGAGGTTGACGCACGAGGCCCACGCCACGGCACCGAATGCCACAATGTTGGGGCCGGTGACCCCGCGGCGGATGAGCTCGTTGAAGACCTGCCCGCCGTAGACGAGCATGTCGAACTTGCACCGCGACAACTTCGCCGACGGGGCGCCGGGCCCATTCCAGGCCAGCCCGAGGGCCGCCGTCAGGGCGCGGTGGTAGTTCTCCTGCGACGCCGTAGCGAGGTCCCACCGAATCGACGGGGACTCGATGGGGGCAAGCGTGACGTGGTGTTCGCCGACCTTGATCTTGAGGGGCTCGGTAGCCATGGTGCGTGCTCTCTTTCGTGGTGGGAATCAGTCATCAGGTGAAGGTCGGCGGCCCGTACATCGTGAAGTTCACCGACACCGTGTTGGGCTCGCCCTCGGTGATGTCCAGCGTGCATGCGCACTGGCTGAGGCTGATGGTCGCGTCGGCTGAATCTCCATGGTCCGTGCCTTCGACAGTCAGGAGGATGTCGAGCGCGTAGACCTCGGTTGAGTTCGTGAGCGTGGTCACGTTCGCCGAGTAGGACGCCTGCTTCAGGAGGAAGTCAATCGCGGTCTGGTCGGTGCCGTCGGAGTAGTCCGCGACCATGAACGAGAGCGACCCGGTGGGGAAGTTCGCGGCGGCGTGGCGGACGCTGTGAAGGACGCCGCGGGTCTGGTAGGCCACCACGTCGTTCTGGTTCTGCTGTAGCCCCGTGATGGACAGGTCGCCCTGCGTGAACGGAATCACGAGGGTGATCGGAGTCACCGCGGTGCCGTCGGTGAGCGTGATGCTCCCGTCGGTGAAGTGCTTGATTACGGTACTTGCGGCCATGGTTTACTCCAAGTCGATGCGATGGATGCACCGGAATCGTGAGGTGCTGAGCCAGAACTCAGCATCGGGTGTGGTGTCGCGGACGGAGTCGACGTACACGACGTGAAGCCCAGCAAGGGACGCGCCGACGACCGCCTTGATCATCAGCGCCTCAAGCGCAAGGCCGGTGTCGTAGTCGGACACCTGATTGTCAGCGCGGTGGTTGGCCGAGAACTTGACTTCGATGATGGTGTTGACCATCGCGCCCGCCGCCCTGATCTGGCGGACCTCGGCGCGGTGCGGGTCGGTCTGCGGGGCGCCGACGGAGAACGCACCGTGGGCGAGTTGGCGCACGTCTTGGGCGAACGCGGCCGGCGAGAACCGGGACTTGGTGAACCCCGCGGCGGCGTCCACAGCGGACTCAATACGGGCCCGGAGCGCTGCAACAGTGAGCGCCGACATTAGCGGGTCCTCCGCGTGCGCCCGCCGGAGCCGAGCCACAGGATGGACTGAGCGCCGCGTCGTTTGTTGGCGTCGTCGTTGTTGCCGTCGTCGTCGACGTCATACTTGAACTTGAGGCGCCGCCACTCTTGGTCATACTGCCGCCGGTACGCGTCCGCTCGGTTCTCATACGCTTCGTTCAACCTCGTCGAGAAGTCCTCGAAGATCATCGTCAGCGTCAACAGTAGGTGCGCCTCGCGGAGCGCGCTTGGCGAGATGACCAGATTGGGCCGGTTGCCCTGCTGGCTGAGCCGGTGCTGAATAGCCGTCCACGCCTCGTCTCGGGGCGCCTGGAATGACGACAGGCTTGACAGCGGCGTGTTCCCCGTCGGGTCGAGTGACGAGACGCGGCGGTACAGGTCGGCATCGGTGACGACCGGGTACAGCGCCCGTCGGACCAACGCGGCGTCGTTGCGGAATACGTGGGTCACGCTGTCGGGCATGGCCAGCGACCACTCGACCCGCCAATCGTCGTCGAGACTGAGGCTGGTCGTGGTGGCGTTGGCGACCGTGTACGTGGCGATGCTGGACACGACCGTGATGGCGGCGGCCGAGACGACCGCGGACCCGTCGCCGTTGTAGATCGTGATGGCGCCCGACGACGGGGCCACGAGCGAGCCGTCCCGGTAGACGGAGCACTTGATCAGGTTGTCGCGCCCGCGCTCGATGAGCGTCGTGAACTGGAACCGGGCGCTGTAGAGGGTGTCGTCGCTGCTCACGCATCACCCCGAAGGTCAAAGACCGGTGAGGACAGGGGCGCGAATGGCTCCCACCCGAAGTGTTCGATCATCGGCGCGTCTGCCCGCGCGACCCATCCGATCATCTCGTCGTCGTAGGCGTCGGCGTAGTTGGCGGGCAAGATGCCACCCTTTCGCTCGTTGGCCTTCGTGTCGTCGATCTCGGCGCCGAGGATGGCGGACCACCCCGCGCCAAGTTGGGCGGTGTCGACGACCTTGTCTGTGGCCCACGACCCATCCCGCTCTTGCAGGAAGTACCGCACAGCCCATGTGTAGACGCCGTGGGGCGCTGTCACGCGGGAGATAGAGCCGTTCTGGGTCCAGAGCACGCCTGGGCACTTGTGATGCCGTGGCTGGTCTTCTGGGTGGGTCACGCCGTACATCACATCGCGCCACTCGGTCGATCCCCTGCCCCACTCCCGCAACTTGCGGCGGCCTTCGTCGCCGAGGGTCATCGCGTGCTCGTACCAGCTCGCGTACCACGACCACGGATCCCGCAGCGTAGCCACACACGTCGAGGTGCGGCGGATGGCGTAGGGCACAACCCGGATAGAGTCGTGCCCCGCGCCTTCCTTCCGCGCGCCGACTGCGCGCAAGATCGCGTCGGTCCGCGTGCCCCCAGTCTTGGGGACATGGACGTAGACGATCCGCGGAGACTGGCAGACGAGAGGCATCAGGAGAGGGCTACGCCGTCGTTCGCGGTGACCTGCCATCGCAACGTTCCAGCCTCTTGCACGCCGGTGAGCTGGATGAAGTCACCCGCAGCGCCGAAGGTCATGATGGTGTTGGTCGCTTGGTTGATCTTGACCGCGGCCGTGATGACTCGGTCGCCCACTGCGTACACGTCGCAGATCAGGTTGAGCACCTGCCCCACGTAGGTCGGGATGGCGAGAGTGTTCGTCTCGGCCGCCGCCGTGGTGATGGCAATGGACGCCGAGGATGCGACGGGGATCGCGGCAGCGTCACCCGGGTCAGCGATTGCAGCGATGGCGGTGGCGGCGACCCATGCGGCGCCAACGCGGGCGGAGAGCTCGCCCGTCGCGGTGTCCAGATAGAGCGAGCCGGCGACCTCGGTGGCGGTCGGGACGCCGCTGCCACTCGTGATGGTCGGCACCGAGGCGTCGGCCTGGGTGGCGCTGGAGCGGACACCGAATCCGACGGCGGCGGACGGCTTGCGGTAGCGGTGTGCGAACTTGCTGGACATGGAGAACTCCACACGGGTCTATGCCCGTATCCTTGGTTGGTAGGCGCCTATCCCTTGGACTTGATCCGACGGTCGGCGCGTTGGGCGGCCTCTTTGGCCTTCTTCTCTGCGACTTTGGGCGGCGTCCCGTTCTTGACGAGCGTACCTTTGAACCGGTTCATGGCGTCGCGGATGCTGGATGATTCAGACATCGGCCAACTCCTGCGGCTTGGCCTTGGCGGCACGGCGGCGGGGCTTCGGCTTGGGGGCCGCCTCGGCCTCTTGGCCGGGGACCGTCGCGTTGCGGATGGCCTCAAGGCGCGCGTCCGCTTCGGCGAGCAGGTTGGCGGCGTACGGGTTGCTGAGCGCTCGGCCGGCGCTGCGCTTCTGGCGCTGCTCGGCGATGTCGATCAGGTTCTCCATCACCGCGGGGTCGGGTGCCGGGACGACGCCGTCGACCATGAGGCGCTTGAGCCAACGGTAGTACCCGTCGGTGTCGTTGTGCCACTTGACGCGGTTCCCGATCATGCGCGGCGTCTGCCACGCGGTACCGTGGACGCGACCGCCGCGGGCAGGCCATGTGCGGACGTAGCCGGGTTGGCCGTCCGGGGTGTCGCCCGACAGACAGTGCCGTGGGTCGATGCTGGCCCACCCGTTCTTCATCCGGCCGGCGACCGCGAGCGACGTGTCGCCGTTCTTGTCGACGCCGCCGAGTCCGGGCTCATGTTTGATGGTGCCCAGCAGCGGGAGGAACACGAACGCGTCTTCCTCGTCGGGGTCCTCGACGACCTGCCAGCGCGCATAGTTCCACTGGAACGTAAAGTACGGCGACCGGTTGACGTTGAGCGGCTTGTGTTCGACTGCGGGATTGCTCGGGACGGTGCCCGTGATTCCCCGCGGGGGAAGGACTGCGGCCATGTGTGCTCTCTTTTGGCTCGGGTGAGGTGAAAGGGTGGCGGGGCAGGAGGGGCGGGCAAGAGAGCACGAGACCGTGATCCTCCTGCCCGCCACCGAATCAATCAGGCGTCGGTGATGATGCTCACGCCGAGGCCGTCCTGCATGATGGCCACGCCAGCGAAGTAGTTGCCCACGATCTTGGTCTGCGCTCCGGCGGCGTCGCGCTCGTACTCGACCATCACGACGGTTCCGGCGGGGAACAGCATCGCGGAGCCGGCGACGGGGCGCACGGTGCCTTCGACGAGGCCGACAGCGCCGCGGCCAAACATCGAGCCCGCACGGTCGGCGGCGGTGTTGGCCGTCGGGACGTGGCTGGACGAGAAGATGTCGACACCGTTGAGCGTGCCAGCGAAGCCGACACCCTTGACACTGAGCATGTCCTGGGTGGCCGCGATGAACTGAATGGCGCCCGCTTCGGCCCGGAGGCTGTTCTGGGTGTCGGTCAGCTGCCGCGGGTGCAGGATGCTCGCGATGGGGCCGGTGACGTTGGCGATGGTCAGCGCGAACTGGGCGTCGAAGAAGTCGTCAACGCTCATGTCCACGGTGGTCGTGCCAACCGTGGTCGTGAAGTCGTCGAGCACGTTCGCCAACATCTCGGTGGCGCGCATCTCAGCGGAGCCGACCATGGACAGCGCGAGACGGTCGACGTTCACGCCGACGGAGTCCGTCAGGTTCGCGAGGTCGGTCATCTGGTACTGCAACGCCTGTCGACCGATGGTCAGCGTGGCGCTGGCGTCGGTGAACGCGGTGTTGGACGTCGATGCGTTCTCGGCGACGGCGGCCATCAGGTCGTACCCGTCGAGCCCGCCAAAGGGGATGCTCAGAACGGTCGAGCCCGCGACGTTCGCGAACTTCATGATCGACGGATGGTTCCGAATCGAGAAGCGGTCGGCGAGGAGGAGCTGCAACTCTTGGTGCAGGATCTCGGAAGCACGGACATCGCCGAGTCCCGAGTAGAGGATTTCGTTGGCCATTTTTGGGCACCTGTCATGGGTAGGGGTGGCGTCTGCCGGCCTCTACGCTGATGACGGGTGCGACCCTGGCCTATGTGCTGCTTACAGTGTAAACCTGCACGGTGGGCGTGTCAACTGCTGCCGCGGCCCGCTTCTTTGTACGCCCGATATTCGGCGGTCGTCATCTTGGCGACGGAGCCGGGCGCGAAGCTGCCGGGGGGCGGCTTGGCGGCGCTGCCCACCACGCCAGCGTTGGGCGAGACGACCTGAGCGGTGCCGGCCGGCGCACCGTTTGCGCCCGCGGCCACAGGCGTTGGGGTGCCCGCTGCTGATGGTGCCGCGGCAGGGGCGGCGGGCGCGGCCCACGCGTCGCGGAGCCCGGCGAGCGAGGTCGGTAGCGTCGTGGGGTCGGCCTTCAGTGCACCAAGCCAGTCGGCGTATTCCGGCTTGGCCTCGCCCTCGGGAGCGGCGACACGCCCGTACTGCCACAGGGTCAGGTCGACGAGGTCGGGATCGGTCACGCCGTGCTTGTACGCCGCTGACTTGGTCTGCCACGACTCGATCTCGGTCGCATGGGCGACCTTCTGCGCTTCGAGCTGGCTGGCGAGCGTGTCAGACGTCGCGGCCTTCTCGCGCCATGTGTCCGTCTCTGTCGTCTGCGCTTCGAGGGTCACCTGCAACTGGTTGCGCTCGGCGACCACCTGCTGAAACCGGTCGTACGGGACGAACTTGGACATATCTACTTGGGCGGCGGCCGGTGCTGCTGGTGCTGCGCCGTTGGGGGGAGTGTTGGCGTCTGCCATGGGGTGTGCTCTCTTGCTTGGTGGTGCCGACTACTCGGCGGGTGGGTCTGCGGGCGGCTTGGGGTCGACGGTTGGGAGTGCCTCCGCGACTGCGCTGGCCTCGTCGGTCTTGGTCTGCGCCACTGCTGGCGTAGTGCCTGGGTGGAGTTCAATGTATGCGTCGACCTTGGTGATTAGCCCGCGGTCGAGCATCTCGAAGACCTCCTCGCGGCGGGCCTTCAACTCTTCGGGGCTCAGCGGCAACTGCTGGTAGACGACCGTATAGCCGCCCTCTGCGAATGCGCTGCCGGTCGCGCTGTTGAGCAGGATGGCGCACAGTCCAACGAGTCGTTCGTCCGGCTCACGGAACACCTGCCCAAACTTGCGTTGTTGGTCTCTCTTGCCCTTATTGGTGAGGCTGATAGCGGCGCCGGATCGTGCCGTGCCCCCAAGCCTCTGGATATCGGACGGCGGGATGCCGGCGTCTGTGGCGACGCGGGCGACCATGTTCGCGAGCGTGGATTCGAGTACGGAGATGTCCGCGCCCGGTTTCCACTGACCGACGAGCGGTTGCGGGTACGAGTCGCCGTCGCCGTCGTTCGCGCTGAACAGTGGGAGCACCGTCGACGGGTCGGTGACGATCTGCTGCCGTGAGCCATCGGCGTTCTCGACGAGACTCGCGCCGCCTACTTCAAGGTTCGCGATGTAGCGCTGCGGCCACGACGAGTCTCGGAAGACGTGCAGAACGAACTGATGCCCTACGGCGATGTCGAGCGACGCGTCTACGAGCTCGTGCCAGTAGTACGGGTCAAAGAGCCGGTCCTTGGCGCCCTTCGCGTGGTACAGGATGTAAGGCAGAACGGGGCGGCCGATCTCGTCGCCTTCGCGCACCTTCCGGCGGTACGGGTACGCGGCGCCGGATGCCTCTTTGCCGAGGACCTCGACGGTGATGTCCTTGCCCAGTTTGCCGTCTGAGCCCGCTACGTGAACGCTGTAGACCGGGTTGTCGAGGTCGGCGATGCTCAGATAGTCGACCGTCCAGATGGGCTCGGGGTGGTCCTTGCACTGCCGTAGCCTGAACTCCTGAATCTCAATCGGCACGTCAGGCACGTCGACGGTGGACGCGGCGAGCACCATGTCAGGCGTCACCGACCGGAACCGTAGCTGCCCTTTGTTGTTGACGTGGGGCCGGATGAACTGCTCTCGGAGCCCCAACGTCATCCGCTGAATCTCGGGCATCATCCCGAAGATCCCGCCCTGCCGCATGAGCACCGTGATCGCGGTGGTGTCGATCTGCGGAAGGTCGTGCGTGATTTGGTATGGCGAGTCGTACAGGACTGAGAGTTCGCGTACGGTGTTGCTGAACACGTTCAACGCCAGCGATGGCTCTCCCCACGCGTCGGCCCGGATGGTCCCGACCTGTTCGCGCATCCGCTGCTCAAGGTCGGCCTGCCAAACGCCTTCGAGCAGGCGGCGGCGTAGACGGGTCTCCTGCCACCGGGCAGACTCGTGGCTGTCGCGCGGTACCGGAGGTGTCGATCGCTGGTGCATGGCGTACTACCTCGCGGCTAATCATAGCATGGTAGGGGCGTTTTCGCCCGAGTCAGTAAGAACGCAGGAAGGGGCCGGTCTTTCGGGACATGGTCTTCTTGAAGATGAAGTCCTGTAGCCCGTACCTGAGCGCGTCGATCTTGTCCTTGTGCTCGTCGTCTTTGTACTGCCAACGGCACAGCGCCTCAATCAGGAGCACGGCGCGCGGGGACACGTTGAATCCGGCCTCTCGGACCATGCACTGATGGAGCCAGCGAATGCCGTGGTCGACGGAGCCGCGCCCACGCCCCCGGCCGCGCTTGACGGTGCGGATTACCGGGTTGAGCGAGCGAGTCGGGATCCCCATCTGCCGGGCGAGGTCCCGCATCAGCTCCTTGTTGGCCTTCGCCGTCGCGCCGCGGATGTAGATCCGGTCGCCCCACGCGTGGTCTACCTGGGACCACGACAGCTCATTCCTGGCCAACATCGACAGGATGCCGCGTGCGTCGTCGGCGCTGCTGCTGTTCTCGGTGCTGACCTGCTCGTCAAGAATCCAGATAGCCGGGTAGGTGCCCGAGTCGTCGACAGCGATGAGCATGGCCACCTGTTTGCCGACCTTCGAGCCGTAGTCGATGCCGATGCAGATCCGCACCTCGCCGAGCGGGCGCCGCCCGTGGACGTGGACGGTCTCGTCGAAGGCTTTGAATAACCGCCCCTGTACCGACGTCTCCCACTCACCGTGGATAACCACTGGCACCTCGTGCGGCATCGTGTTGGCCACGATCTCGTCAATCCAGCGCTGGTCCATCTTGCGGCCATCTGGCAGCGTCAACGGCTCGCTCTCGCCTACCGGGATCAGGTTCTCCGGGGTCAGCGTGTAGTGGTGGTCCGCCACTTGTCCCTGCTCGACGATTTCGCGCAGCCAGTCGACCGGTGCCCCGATTGGAGTCATCGCTATGCAGATTTTGCCCTGGCGCCTGAGCACGCGTTTCCTGGTCTCCTCAAACAGGCGAGGCGATGCAGGCGGCTCATCCCACAGGACGCCGTCAATGGTCGCGCCCGCGAGGCTGAGGCTCGCCTGATTGCTCGTGCGGAACCGGACGATGGACCCGTTGCGGTAGATGGCTACGGGGTCGTTCTTGCCGTACCCGTTCTTCGGGTCGAATGTTGACCGGTCAGAGAGTTCGGCTCGAGCTATCTCGTGGAACTTGGCCTGAATGGCGATGGACTGGCCCCAAGCCGCGCACATCACCCACCACTCGACCGGCGGCGGGCGGACCACCATGTGCTCGTGCCTCCCGATGCAATGCCAGTGCATGTCGGTGAGGGCCGCCGTCGTCTTGCCCTGGGCTTGGTTGCCCGTGCGGATCATCTTCGAGCGGGACTCGTCGCGTAGGTACGCGTGCTGGGCCGGCAACCACTGCATGTAGTCCGACGGGCGGGCCTCGGCGTACTCGCGGAGGTCCCGGGCGATGGCCAGCGCGCGCATGAGCGCAGACACCGGCTACCCGGTCAGGAGCGCAGCACGCAGCTTCTTGAGGGCCGGCTTGGGGAGTTGCTCAATCTCCTGCCGGAATAGCGCGACCATCTCGTCCTCGGACATGTCGCCGAGCGCCTCGCGCTCGTTCTTCTTCGCGTCGTCGATGGCGACGAGGATGGCGCGGATCTCTTTGGACGCGTTGACGAATGCGCCCGAGGCTGGGTCGCCGGTCGTGATGCCGGTCGCCACGTTCTCCAGCAGCCAGCCCAGCGCCAGGGACCGGGGCAGCTTCGAGAGGGTCGCCGCGACGCCGTTGGGCTCGTGGCCCATCGCCATCGGGAGGCCGGTCGATTGGGCGGGCGCGTCTTCGCCGGGCTTGGGCAGGACGTGGAGGGTCGGGCCCTTCTTGCCTGCGGGGGCGCCTACGCCGCGGATGCCGTTGATGCGCCGCCGGTCGTTGTTGATCGACTGGACGGTGACGCCCCACTTGGCCGCGAGCTGGGCTGCCATCGGGCCGGACCACTCGCCGCGGGCGATGACTGCTGCGACCTCGTCGCGTCGGTCCTTGGTCTGATTACCCACGTTGAAAATGCCCTATGTGTGTGAAAAAGGACACCCTATTAAAGGACCGCCCCCTTTTCTGCCCAGGATCATGACATCTAAGGGTTTGGGGCGTGCCATCACGCCTCCACCCTACCATGGGG